CGGGGTGACACGCAAGTTGGATCTCTCAGAGAGAGATCCCTGAAGCTATGGGAATAGCTTCTACCGGGGGAATTAATGGTTGAATATATGAAGGGATTTCTCCCTCCTTTCATGTTCTTCTATAAAACAATTCTCAAATGGTAATCATCTATTGGCTATTAAGAGTGGGTTAGTTCCCCACCGCCAATTAACAACTACTAACAAAAATCTTATTCAGGAGTGTGACCGAAAAATCACACAAGCGAATGGAGAGGCGTTAACCTCTCCGATTTCTGGAGTATCGTTGAATGTTGAAACCTTTGAAGGAGCCTTTTTCCGAAAGGCATACTTCTTAGGTGAACACAAACTAGACCAAGTACTTTTGAGTCTTTTGCATCTTATCGATGCAAAGTCCTCCATTGTGGAGGATATCGAAGGAATCACTGTTATAACAAACAGTAAGAACTTCGATATGAGGATTCGAAAGCACACCAACAAGTCAATAAGGACCCACTATAACTTGGAAAAACAAAGGCTAAAAGAAAAGTTTTCTTATGCCCAATTTTCTAAGCGTTGTGGGATTCCCATTGACACTATCAACGGAACATTCTCGTTGAGATTTAAAAACTCTCGACGAGTGTTCCACTCTTTACGTATTTCTTACGCACTTTTCTTGACCATGAAAATGTTCAAGATCCATGACATGAGAACTTCTCAGAGAATTAGAAACAACAAAAGAGTTTGCAAGCGTGAAAACTTGCTTACTTCTTTATTTGTTCAGATCTATTCCGGGTTTGCCCGGTTGGATCTCTCTGAAAAGGCCATGATCAAGTGCTTAAAGACTTCTCTTTGTCTTATGGTAAGCAAAGCGTTTAAACAATCTGAATTGCCAATTGGCGTTTCTATTGATCTTTTCCCTTTGGGATTAGAAAAACAGATTCGTAAACAATTGTCAACAGATGATTTTGTTCGCTTTTGCTTTAGTTGTCTCCAATCAAAAGTCCTATGTGAAACCGTCCCAGACGATTTCATAATGGATGCCTTGATTGAGCACCGTAACAAACTTAGTCAGCCTCACCGAGGGCTTGAACCTAAAACTCTTGATTTACTTCGAGAGAAAGGTCGAACCTTTGGGAAGCATGTGGCCCGCTATTACCGTAGCAATAAGGGTCATTTTCCGACTAATAAAGCTTCTTTCGCTTTTCCTCGTAACCGAGGAGGAGTGAAAGGAGATTTGGTGTTCCATAACCGTCTTAAGGACCTTTCTGCAAAGGAAGATCCTGACGACCGTATGGAACCGTTTGTTATTGGTCTCTTTGGACAACCCGGAAGTGGTAAAAGTTCACGCATCAATCAGATTGTTGCTGAACTTTCAAAACTATTTCCAGGTGTTCCGATGGGAGACAAGCTTATCTACCAGAGGACCTGTCATGTGGACCATTGGGACGGATATACCGGCCAACCTATAACCATCTTTGATGATTTGGGTCAGTCGATGGACGGACACGATATCAAGGAGTTTCAAACTCTTGTTTCGTGCTGTCCGTATATCTTACCAATGGCGCATTTAGATAATAAAGGACAGAAGTTCTGTTCTCCTATTATCATTGCGACTTCCAACCTACATTACGGTAGTAGTTTGGCACATGTCTATCAAGAATCAAATCCTATCATTGATGATGCCTCTTTTTGGAGGCGATTCCATGTCCCGCTTCAAGCGGAAGATGGGAAAATTCATACAATGAAGATCGATCCTACATGGGTGCGATCGGAAAATTTACTTTTCCGCACGCATCCATCACAATGTAGGAATCGATCAGGACCGACTTTCTTCGCTGAAGACAAAATGTTCTTCAGACGACAGCCGGATTTTGATAGAGGTAGTGAGAACCAGATTTGGAATCTGGAACCCTACACAGGTTCTTGGTCTTTCCTTCGAACTCAGTTCAAGGAAAGGTGTAGATACCATGACAACTTCCGATCTCTATGGATCCAAACAGTTGTTGACAAGTGTCAGGACACTTCTGTTCTTGATCCTTTACTTTCTGAATTAGAAGAATTTGGGTTTACCCAAAGCTTCGACTTCAAAGAAGGTGAAGGTGGAACGAAGTGTCTAACTTTCCCTGCTTTTCCTCCACCAGGACCGTTACCGGTCCGGGTAGAGCCAATCGCTGAACCCCTAAAGGTTCGGACGATTACAGCTGGAAAAGGTGACACCTTTTGCTTGAAGCCTCTTCAGAGAGCCATGTGGCTCGCTTTAGGAGACTTTCCGCAATATCAACTGACTCACGGGACGAATCGTCTTGATACAGCAATCGCTGCATTATATGACAATTCAAGTCCTGATGATGTTTGGATTTCTGGAGATTACACGGCCGCAACCGATTCGTTTGCGATCGAAGGTTCAAAAGCTCTCTTAGAGGGCATTCTTGAATCTATCGATCACGAACCGACAAAGCGTTGGGCAATGAAAGAGATTTCCCCTCATCTGTTGGTCTACCCGAAAGGGTCGGGCCTAGAACCTGTTTTACAGGCTTCTGGACAGTTGATGGGATCTCTGCTTTCTTTTCCTTTGCTTTGTCTTTTGAATGATTGCACTGCTTCCTTTTGTGGACTCAAATCCGATCAGTATTTGATCAATGGAGATGATATCCTCATGAGGGCTAACCCGAGCATCTACCCAGAGTGGAAAAAACAAGTTCATGAATTTGGACTTGATCTTTCACCTGGAAAGAATTACATCCATAGTCGATATGGAACTGTTAATTCACAACTCATCATTGATGGGTTGGTAGTTAGCTCAGGGAAACAGCAGGTCCTCGATAGGAGGAGCCGTGTTCTCGGAGAGTGTTTGAGAGATTTGGAATTTCAGATGAAGGGCTCACCAACTGAAGAGATCATTGATCTCTTTAAGTCGGTGAACCGTTCTAAGCTATCACAATCGATTAGGGACATTAATGTTCCAATCAGTCATGGTGGCTTATCATTCTCGTGGGGAGTTCCACGTTCGAACCCTAGTTCAAAGCGCACAGCAATGCTGTGTTACTTGTACGACATGTTCAAACGTATCGAACCCCAAAAAGAATGTATCGCGATTCCGTATCTCTCTATTGAAGAGAAGAATATATCAGATTACTTAGAAGAAGAAAGAGTTTTCAACGACCCGAACTTGAGTTCAGAATATCATGAGGAGTTTATCGCTCCTTATGTTCTGAACGTTGTTCAAAAGCGTTGCATGAAGAATAGTCATCTTCGAGACATTTTGCTCGATCAAGACATTAAAAATCTTCCAGCTCTTTCTTTTCTTCGTACTTACCAAATCCCTTGTACTGATGTTAAAGTCAGGAAAGACATCCAAAGAGAAGTCGACTCATTGTTTTTAAGTCGATTCCTCCAAGGAGGTCAGGGATTCGGTTATGATGTATTTCGTAAAGAATTTTTGCAGAAAATGTCGAATATCCCGA